CGCAGACGCACACTGCGGCTGATTTGGTAGCCACCGCTTGACTTTAAGAATATGTCTTTAGATGCAAACATTATTGGTATGCCTGTGCAAAGTTACCGTACCAGTATGTACCGTCAGAAACAAATGTGAAGATGTCCCATCTGCTTGCTGTGGTAGTAAGTGATGGTGCGGAATTGTTAGGCCATTTCACGCTTGTGAATGTGGCTGTGAACGAACCAGCACCTGTGTTTGCAATCAAGATGAATGACCGACCACCTGTTGCTGTGGGCATGGTGAATGTGCAGTTTCCTGTCATGGTGACTGTCTGCACAGTACCGTTGGTCAAGTCGATGGTCTTGGATGTACCAGAGTTGCCAATTGCGACCACAGACTCTGTGTAGAGCGTCACAGTGGTGTTTGCCAGTGTCAGGTTGCCCACAGATGATGTAGTACTGCTTGCCGCTATAGTTGTGTTACCAAGCGTGAGAGGGAAACCACCTGCAACAGCAGCATTACTTGTCCATGTTGTGCCATTAGACACCAACACATTGCCTGTTGTGCCTGGTGCGACAAACAAGACTGTGCCTGTGCCATTACCAAGCACCACATTGTTGGCAGTCAGTGATGTTTGCCCTGTACCACCCTGTGTAGCTGTGATAGGCCCAGAAACACTACTGATGGTTACATTTGCCAGCGTCATGCTGTTGAGCGTAGTAACAGTGTTACCTAGCTGTACAGCGGTGTTACCAATAGTAATGGCAGTGTTAAAGTTGCTGTCTAGTTGAGACAGAGGAATAGCAGATGTTGCTGTTCCAAATGTAAACGGTACTGGCATATTAGAACCTCACTCTCAATTCATGTTCAAACTCAATGGTGTTAAGCACAAAAGCAGGGTCTGTTGAGGTAATTGTCATACCTAGATACTTACCATACTGCTGTGCATCCGATTTGTAAAGAGCATAACCGCTTGCCAACAACCAACCAATAGTGATAGATGAGTTGTTTATCCACGGAATTGTGACATTGGAATTGTTGTACCAAGTCACATTGCTGTTAGTTACTGTGTAAGGTGGGCTAGAGCCATACTCACTGTCAACCGTCACATTGAAAGTAGCACCCGTAGTCAGCGTTGCTTCTATGCCAAATTTTAGTGCCTGTTTGGTGCGAATAGGGTCTTTCATAGGAGACAAGGATGTCTGTATCTCAGATGAAATGTTGGCAGTCGCATTGCCATACAGTTTGAAAAGAGCCGTGTCTGTCACACCATACAGGTTTATCAAGCCACCTACAGGCGCAGAAGACACATACCGCAACGCACCTTGGCTTGTGACAAACCATTTCTTCTCAAAAAACACGCACTGCACAAACCTGTCTCCCGTGGTAGTCGGGAAACTTGCATTCAGGTAGAAGTTAAATGCTGCACACAAGATGTTGTTGAGCAGAACCTGACCCGCAGTTACAGGCTTGGTGAAGTCTATATAGGGGAAGATGCCATCTAGTTGGTCAGAAATCTTGCTTGTCGTAGAGCCAACCAAGGCATACACCCCGTAGTTATTCATAAACAACACTGAACGGAAGTAAGGGTAAACAGCGTATTTGAGCTTACTGCCTACAGACGCAGACACGTTTGTGTTGGTAAATAGGGTATCCCCTGTGTTTGTAATCCGCACATCTGAAAACACGTTGATGCTGTCTTCACCAAAAATGTACAGAAAGTTGTTGGCAGACACCATGTTTTGTATGTTGCCACGCAAGGTAGAGTCTGTAATTGTCTCTGACCCCGCAGAAAGAGAAGTAAAGTCAGTAGGACTAGTTGCCGAGGAAAAGGTGACTGTACGGCCTGTAGCCACCCACACACGACCAGAAAAGGTAGAAACGCTTGCTATCTCTTCTAAGTTGGGTACACCTATTACAGTGGCATTTGCATTCCCTGTAGGTGTTGGAGGTGCAGCTATGGTGACGGTTGGAGCACTTGTGAAATTGTCACCGACATTTGTCATTATGACTTGTGTAACCGCATTGCCAAACACGATAGCAGTGGCAGCGGCATTTGCACCACCACCACCCGTGATGGTGACAGCGGGAGGAGAAGAGGGGTTGTAGCCAGAACCACCGTTTGTAACTTGCACAAACAGCGCACCTTTTGTAAAGGTAAGTATCTCTGCAATAGCAGTAGCACCGCTACCACCACCGCCTGTGATTGTTACGGTAGGAGCAGAGGTGTATCCACTACCGCCTTCAGTGATAGCAATAGATGACACGGCATTTGCAGTGATTGTTGCCTCTGCTGTAGCTTGTGTGCCATTTGTTTGGTTGGGAGCAGAGATGGTAACTGCTGGCGCAGAGGTGTAACCTGAACCTCTGTTTGTAATGCCTATTTGACCTACACCACCAACATTGAGTAAATCAGTGCCATTCCAAGAAAAGAGTCCCTTGTTAGGGTCACCTATAAATACCTCTTCATTTTTCCACTGTGCAATAGACACATTTGCAGAAGAAAATGTTCCCGTTACTCCAACATTGCCTACAGTACCTGTATCAATGATGACGTACTGTCCTCTACCATCTTGTTGGAAAGCCAACAAATAATCAAACAACTCCAAATTGGTGTTGACCAGGGTGGTTACCGTGTTGCCAAACGAAATAGCGTTACCACCACCGTCATTGACTACAACTTGTGCAGGGACAATTTTGATGTTGCCAAACCCGATAGGCATGGCATTTTCAATCCAAGCAAACTCTTCATCCTCAATAGCAGTTCTATTGGACTTGGTATTCAAGCCCTTAAAATTCTTATAAACAGCATAAGATTTTTTTTGTTCTGCTGATGCCATGATTAGAACGTGCTGTAGGGGTCAGGGATTCTGCGGGTATACACAGAGTTCAACACCGCCTGAACTTGCTTGGCATATTCTTGTTTGTATATCTCAGCTTCTCCGTAGCTTTGTTCTTTGTATTTGGCTTTGTAAGCCGCATAAAAAGCTACAGGTGTGGTGTAGGGGTCTTGTATTTGGTCGTTGACATTAGGCGAACTCAGGCTCAAAGCCGTAGGCAAGATAGTGCTGTCTATCTCAACCACATAGGCTTGGTCGGGAACAGGGCCAACATAGATGGTGTTTTGACCGTAAATAGAGAAACAAACAGGTCTACCTACATAGTTTTGCCAATAACGCAACTGTGCATTGAAGTTTGACCAAGGCAAGTACCGCAGAGGAATGCGGCTATTACCCCAGTAAATATTGACGTTCAAAATATCTAGCGTTGTGCCTGTAGAAATGGTGGCAAAAGGGATGACCTCGACAGGGCCAGAATACTGCAAGGTTGCCGTGCCATCTGTAAAAGGAGCAGATGGCGGGAATGTGTAACTAGAGTCTGGATAAGGTGGAGCGGTGCTACCAAGCACACCACTGACAGTTACTTCATAGATGAAGATGTTGTTAAAAACAAATTCACCAGCAGTAACAGTAGCACCCGCAGTCCAAATAGTTGCGGGTACACCTGTGTTTGAAATTGGGGTGGCAGTTATTTGAAGAGTGCGTAAGCACCCAGTGTCTCTCGCTACTCGCTCACGGGCATCGTTGATGTAGTCCGTTAGCTCCGAGGTTGTCCAGAAGACAGAGTTTGCATCATGCAATAACCGCTGTACTTCCGTGATGTAGGAAGAGAGAGTTGCCATGTTACCTTCATGTTATGCAACCCTCTGATTGACCTTTCCCCCAACGGATTTCTCAATCCGTAAGGGTACTACGCCAACAGCCGAGGGTAACGAGCTGTTCTTTTTAGGAGGCTCTTCAGAAATTTGAACATTCCTAAATTTCTCCGTTGCTTCTTCAAGTTCGCTGTGAAGTCGTATCAAGCCCAGTTGGACAAGATACTTCTCCTTGTCCTCATCTCCATAACCTAACATGTGCCTTGCAGCGGGGACAGTCAACTCAACTGTCTTGCCAACAGGGAAGTCATAACCGACATAGTTGTACTCAGCGTACAGGTCTTTGTCGGTATGGTTGGTTACATAAACGAGTTCTGTCATAGTGTTACAACGTCACCGTACACTGAGATGTCAACTGTGTTGTTTGCGGCAGCGGCTGTATTGACACACACAAACAAAGAACCAGAATAGATTGTTGTGGCAGTGTTTGCCGTCAACCCTAAATCCTGGTATGTCGATGTTCCTGTGATGTTTGCCAAGACAACTGCGTTAGAAACTGCGTTTGCCACGACACCATCATTACTGTTAATGATAGTGACGTTGGCAGCGGCAACACTTCCGTTGGCATTTGCAACAGTAATACGACGAACAATGTAGCGTGTACCAATAGTTGGAATAGTTGCAATAGCATTACCTGTGCTTCCCATACCTACGGGAGCAGAGGTCGTGCCAATCAAGACATTACCAAAACTATCGGGATACAGTGACCCTACATGATTCGAGTTCATACTGTCTCCTTAGCTTGTGTAGGTACTGTTAGCTGAGATACCACCATTGATGGTCAAAGCAGTGGCAGAACCTGCGCCAGCAATAATGGACTGAGCAAACACGTTCACACCATCAGACAAAATCATGCCGCCAGTGTTATTGGCAAGCAAGGTTATGATGGATGAGCCATTGTTTGCAGTCACAATTACGTTGGCAGCGGGAAACACCATGTAAGTACCTGCGGGAATCACAGTACCTGCGTTAGCGGCAGTCAGTGTGACGTTGGAGAAGTACGCACCAGCAGTGTTGGTCGTTGCATTCGCCAGAATGATTTTGTTCATTGCTAAAGCCATGACTTTTTCTCCTTACAGTGAAAGGTAGTTGTAACCCGTCACCTTGGTCATTGACTTAGGTTTGACGTTCACCAATTCGGCAATCATCAAAACTGCGCCAACATAACCAATTTGCCAGTTCGGAAGTGTGGACTCAAAGCCTGTAAACACAAACGAACCTTGCTCATGGATGTACAGAGACAAGTAGTTGGTGTTCAGGAAGTACACAGTACCTTCGGGGCAATAGGGGTCTGGATAGATAGGTACGCCAGCAACCATCAAGGCACGGAAAGCGGCTTGAGGGCCGTTGGTTTCACCATCGAAACCTGCGCCTGGGGTGATAACGTATTGTTCTTGACCGACAAAGTCTTGAGCCAACAATGTCCAAGTACCAAAACCGCAAACACCAAAGCTAGGCATTTCAGCACCAGCTTTCACTGTGCCAGAAATGTATTGCAGAATGTTTTGACGGGTTGGGTTCACAGAGCCAGCGGCATACTGTGAAGATTTCCACCAAGTGTAGGCACTGCGGTCAATGTTGCCGTATGTGCCAGAGTTTGCAACAGCAGCGGGCAAGCCAATAAACTGTTGTGTGTTGGTGGTGTTGTTGTACAAGGCAGTAGCCATTGCATCCATCATCACGTTGGTTGCATCGTTCATACGAGCTTCAATCAACGGGATAATCGCTGCATCTTGCTGAACTGCGCCTTCCATACCGAGGAACGGCACGGGAGAAATCATCAGTTTCAGGTCAAATTCAGCGTTGTAAGCACCCTGCTGAACTGACGGTTGGGCAAAAGAGCCACTGTAGTCAGACCACTGAGCATTTACAAATTGTGCGCCCTGTACAGGCACGGTTACAGAAGATACACCGCCAGAGGCAGACTGACTGTTGGCAATCAGAGCCGCCATGAGGGGTGTCGAGTTGTAAAGCTGGACAACCAACTTTGGGATAAAGGCTCTACGAGTAACGTAAGTCAGTTCGTTGAACTGTGCTGACCCTGTTGCTGGTAGGATGCCACCGCCAATAGCCATAAGGCCTCCTATTAAAAAAAATTACCCTCTCACAACCCAATAGGACGATGCGGTTTACGCAAGTCATTGAGCGCATTCAATGCCTCATTCCGTGCAGCGGAAACTGGATTTTTCCAATACTTGTTCAAGTCAAATTGCTTGACAGCACTTGGGTTGTATCCAGATGAAGTCGGCACTGCGGCTTGCTTCATCCACTGATGGTATTCGGCTGCTGTTTCGTGATTTGTGATACCACGCTCCAACATGATTTTTTCTACATCACCAACTTCTGACTCGTTAGAAATCAAGCCCTTTTTCATCAAATTCTGTCTGCGATTGTTGAGGTCTTCAATCGCTTCTTTCTCACGCAACTTGGCTTCCAAGGCTTGCACACGGTCTTCAGAACGGCTAACCGCTCTGTGTGTGTAGTCTTCAATGTCAAGTTCAGGAATAGGAAGGTCTGGTTTGACCTTCTTAGTCATACGCAAGAAGTCTTTGCGAGTATCAGGGTTTTCCGCAAGTGTTTGGGCAAGTGCTGCCAATTCATCACGGGCTTCTAAGGAAAGATTTTCTAGTGACATAAAGTTACCCTCTTTATACGATTAAATGACACGTTTGCCATCACCTGGCTTTTGGACAGCCATGCTTGACTTGTTTACTTTGTTGGGGCCATTCAAGCCACCAAACTGAGAAAAACGGGGTGTGTTGGTGACAACGCCATTTTGCTGGTTGTTGTCAGTTGGCTTGCGAGGTGACGCAGCGGCACGGGGTTTAAAAAGTTCCATTTTGGTTCCTTACATGGGGGGAGGAGGAGGCATACCGCCTTGTGGAGGCATACCAGGGATAGGTGCTTGCGCCATTGCTTTGCTTTCAGGGGTAGCACCACCCGCCTGTGGCAAGGTTTGCAATAACTGAAGAATTTCGGATTGTTGCAATTCGTCAGTTTTGCCTTTTTTCTGACCAATCAATCCGCTAAGTGCACGAATGGCATTGAGAGTTTTTTTGCCCTCTTCTGAAACAGAGCCAAAAGCGGGTAGAGATTGTTCAAGCAAGTCGATAGCCATACTGACGTTAATCATTGCGGCTTCTTTGTTTCCCATCTTAGGTTCAGGAGTGGACATCGGAGAAGCCATAGGAGGCGGTTCTGCCTCTTCCATTTCTTCTGGTTCTTCCCTTTCGTTATAGGTAGGTTTGCCAGCAGCGGCTTGGCTACCCCGCATTAACTCCATCAACTTATCTGGTGGAACACTCATAATCACTCCTTGGCGTGTTTGTAACCACTTACAAACATCTTGTCAATAGGGGGAGGGCATTTTTTGTCAGCCCTCCGTAGACATTACTTGCGACCTTTACGGGCTTTTCGTCCCATACGAGCCATTTTTGGAGCCATTTTTGCTTTCATATACATGATGCAATCCTTTTACAGGCCACCTCAAAGGGGAAGCAGCCACACCCTTTCCTTACGGAATCTTGAATTATCTACGGCACTTGCGACCGCTTTTTGGCTTCATGTTCATCTCATACCTCCTGATGGTTTGCGGTTGTAGTCACGTTGACTTCTACCGTATGTGGTTTTAAACCCTGTTTGACGCATTGTCAAGTTAGGACTCGCTTCGTTTCTTTTCAAGGAAGCAGTGTCAACCCGTGGTTGGTCTGCTGTAGGTTGTGTCATGCCTGTGTTGTTTATAGCCATCATCCCACCTTTTTCAAGTCTGGTTTACCTTCTGCTTTTGGAGGTTGCATTTGTTGCATTTGTTGCTCCATAGCCTGTTGAGCAGCTTGTTTTTCCTCTGCTTTTTTAAGTCTTTCTAACAACAATTGTTTCATTGGTGGCTCAATCATGTCAAGCAAGGATTCCTTGTCGATTACGCCAGCTTGGAACAACTCAAACGCCATCTTGCGGCTGTCTTCCATGAAAATTGGTGAATTAGAGTGAGCATCCACTTTCACCACAAAGTCCTTGGTAAATTGTTCGGCAATGAACTTCAAGCCATGTGCGTCTGTGTAGTGGGTGTTGTCATAGACCTGCATACACTTGAGGTACAGGGTTGCCATTTTCTCTAAACTGTCTTCAATAACGAGGGCACGTTTTTTTGCTCGGCTTGAACCTAAACGAGCAAGTTGTGAGGCATGGCCTGACGAGCGCACACCCGCCTCACCTCGGCCTTGCAACACAGAAACAATGCCTGATGCCTCTTCAAACATCAAGTCAACTTCGCCAATCTCTCTGAATAAATCAGGAGGAATAGTGGGTGCTAACTTCTCTACTTTGGCGTTTGGCATGTCGGTTGCTAACAAGCCACCTGCACGGTTGAGTGCAAAATTCTTTTCATCCAAAATGCCCGTAAAGCCAATAAGGGCGGTAGGTGGAGAAACCTGTTTTGAGAGCAAGTCAAGAATCTCAGTCATGCGCTTGTTGCGTAGCTGTTGCAAGTAAATCAGACGCTGAACTTCTGAGCTACCCCAGTAGTAATCGTAAAGTGGATTGGGACATATTTGGATAAAAGGCAGTTCACCTTTTAAGAACATAGACTCGCCTGTTCGGTCATAGATGATGACATTGGGGTCTGCTTTTGTAACTACTTGGTAATCTTTTATTTCATCATTCCATACCCACAGTTCAATCATCTCAATGGTGTCTTCTGAGACTTGGGCTTTGTAGGTAGGGTTTCCAGACAGGTCAAGGTTGACCGTACCGTACATGGTCGGGTTGGTCTGCGACAAAATAATACGTTGGATGCCGTTGGCAATTTCTGTGCGTTCATGTTGAGAAGACATGACCCGCTTGACGATAGCATCTCTATCAGGATGAGAGTAGAGCCTGTCGAACAATTCTGACTTGGTGATGTAGTAAGAGTGGACAAGGGCTTCTTGTCTGTCGGTGTAGGCACTGTCTTCACGCAACACGCCTATACAGGCGGGTTCTACCATGTAGGGGTGGATGCCGTTATTGATAACAAGTTTGACAAAGGCTGTGTTGTAGCAAAGTGACCAGGTGACTGCGGTTGAGAAAACTTGGTCGGCATTGCTGTTGAGCCACTCATCATTCAAGGCTTTGCTCAGAGTAGGCACTTTTATCTGCTCTTCTTCTGGGACAGACGCACCTGTGTGGATAGAAAACTTGGTGGTTTCTGCGGAGTACAGGAACGAGGTAAGTTGGTCTATGTGCGGATAGATTTTGTTGTAGATGGCGGGTACGTCATCAGGCGCATTTCCGAACAAGTAGTAAGAGCGCAGGGCGGCATAGTCCACCTTGCGTTGCTCACGACTGACTAGGCACTTTTCAATGAGGTCTAAATAAAACTGTTCTCTGGCAATAGGTTCTTTAGGGATTCTCATTTTCTCACCTGTAAGTTTTCGTGGTCATTCATTACTACACTCGCACGGGGGCCTTGCAGGTCACCCGCTGCTTTGGGGTTAATTCCCACGGATTCTCCAGCAACCGACTTGAATTGTCCACCCATGACAGATTTCATGTTGATATTGCCACCTCCACCCCAAATAACGGAGTCGCCAGGGCGTGTTTGTCTCTGGTTATTTGCCTGAATTGCGTCTGTAGCCTCGGCAAATTGCTTGTCGGTGAGCTTATTTTTGCGTTTCATGTAGCCAGTTTGGTGTTCACCCGCTTTTGTGGACTTGATGTCCGTCATGTCGTATTCAATAGCAAGTTGCTTCAAATTATTGTCTGTAGCTGCTGTTTTTGCCGACCTTGTGCCTACAGGCTTCAAATGCACGACAGAAATGGTGCTTTTGCAGTGTTTCATGGGGCAAGTTGCCTCCCATGCCTCAAAAATACCGTGGCTTTCGCAGTAATAGTCTCTCAAAATACCCATTTTTACCCCCTAAGTGCTTCGTCAAGTGAAATTTCGCTGTAATCGTGCCTGTTTACCATCCCAACCTTGATTTTTATGCCCTCTGAGGTCACTTGTAGACCCATTTTTGGCTTAAAAACGGGCTGAGATTCTTTTCTGTAGTCCACATATTTGGTTCTGTCTATGCGCCTCATCACCTTCACATTACCTGCCTTCCACTGTTGGTAGGCTTTACTGACCCTGCGTTGCACGTTTTCGGTCAGTGGTTCTGTCTTGTAGATGAAAACATCATGGAAATGACCCTTACTTATCCCTGCAAGTTCAGAAAAAAGGGCAATAGAGATGCCTCTTTCCTTGTCTGCGTAGAAACGCTGCATGTGTAAGGTGAGTTCACGCTTGCTTAAGGGGGGCATATCTGTACTCCACGGTGTAGCCTTGCTCTTGCAACCACAACATAAACTTGACTTCTCCGTATGCTTTTGTCGGGTCAGAGGGCACAACAATGTGGTTATTGCTCACTAACTTCCTTGTTTGGGCGTGGTGGCCTACAAGTGAATCAAAATCAAACTCATCTTCGTGAAAACCATGTCCTACATACTCCATGCTGAAGTGTTTGGCAATGTCGATAGGGCAATATTTGTACCCGTAACTCTCAAGTACAGGTTTAAGAATGGCAGACAACTGTGCGTCCTCATTCCACCCATGTATCTCATTGCTGTTCAGGTGCACGATGCCATGCTTGTTACAGGCTTCTAAAAAGCGTTTGCTTCTTAGGGAAAACCCGCCATTTTGTACAACGGTTACGGGTTCTGTGGCCTGTGTCCAATTGAAGTTCAGGTACAAATGACCATCGCCAAAAGCGCAGTGTGAGGGTGCGCCTATGTAATCGTAGTCATAGTATTCGGGCTTGAAGTTCTTGCCGTTAAGCACCCACCCATCGTCTTGGACAATAAGGCAGTAGTCTGTTTCTATAAACGCATACAGGCTGTGCATCATAAACAGGGAATACCCTAAGTAGTCTATGACATGGCAACGCTTCCAGACCACATTGCTTGGCAAGTTAGGTGGTTCTTCTATGGAGATGAGCAAGCCTTTACTGCCTGATAGCTCACGCATAGAGCGGGAGATAGCGGGTATGGCACTAGCACCATTGTTGTGCCCGTAGATGGAGACAATTGTTAACTGGTCATGCACCGTAAATTCCTATTCGTTTGAGGTAGTCGCTGACATTTCTGCCGACTGCAATTTGTTCTGGGGTAAAGGACTCTTGTGCTGCACTCACATTGCGTGAGAGCTTGTGGGCTATCAATCTAGGCTGAATCTGTTCTGCGTAGGCAACGGCAGCCAGAGCAGAGGCAATCACTCTATCGTCCTTGCCACGACCAGGTGCGCCCAAGAAACCACCTTCTCGCACGATACCTTTCATCTCTTCTAGGGTATCCATGCTGAGAATGCCCATCATGCCACGCTCAAAATAGTCTTTCATGTACTGCAACATGCGTTCTTTGCTGTTGGCAGTGGTGAGGTAGCCAATACTGTTAGAGAGGCCACCAAGGGTGTCATTACGCCTCCAGATGTAGTTTGTCATGCTACCCAACACATCCATCAAATCCCGCCCTGTAGCCCCTCCCATAGAGGTTGCCAAGCGTTTTAAGTTTCTGAGTTCGTTAATGACAGCCTGACCTGGGCCATTCACCTCCAAGTTCAGGGTAGAGTTCTTGTATGCACCAGCCAAGTGCGCTATCACCCACGCAAACTGGTAGGTGTTGAGTTCAGAGGTTGCAAACTCTGCTACTTGGTCTAGACCATCTGCATAACAGCGGTAGACCTGAATACAAAACCTGTCTGCCCAATCACTGCTGCCATAGGCGGGGTCTGCACCAATAACGTAGTAGGCTGAGTCTATAGGTTCCTCCCACACTTTGAGAGTACCGAGTCTTTCAGTGGATTTGAGCACTTCAGTGTCTTGGAAGAGTTGACCAAACGCATATCTGTAGTAGTCGCAGTCTGTGGTCTTGCTCTTCTTGGCGGCTTCTGTGCACCGTGTGTGCGAGAAGAAGGAGGAGCCTGTCATCACAAAGGCGTAGTCCTCAGTAGGTGGAAACTCTTGGTACATAAGCGCATCATCTTTGATGCCTTCTGCCATCTTCCAACGCCACCAAGCCATTTGTCTGCTGTTAATCTCAAAGCCGTAGAGCTTCTTGATGTCTTTGTGCCACTCCTTCTCTTCGCCTGTCAGCTTGCCATCCCAGTACACCTTGTAGATGTTGGAGTCAGCGGGAACAGAGTAATACTCATTCCTCCACCAACCGCAGAAGATGGCACGTTGTGTTCTTGCTCTCTTGGCAGTCTTATACATGTCGTGGAACATGTTGAAGCCTTGGGCCGTACTCTCAAACATGTACAGCCTCTCTGAGTTCTTTTCAGCCAAAGAAGCTATCAGAGAAGCCAAGCCTTCTTCATTCCCCCACGATGCTGTCTCTGTGCCGTGTAGGTAAGTGATAGCCTTGCCTTGTCCCAGACGAGATTTGTTTCCAGCAATTTGGTAGAAGAGTCTGCTTCTGTTTTTCAGAACCATCTGGTTTCTGTTGTGGGCAACCAGCGGAATCTTGTACTCTTTGGGCAAGCCTTCCATATACATAGCGAGAGTAGAGCGAAACATGTCTCTGTTTTCCTCTGTATCCGCAACCAACGTGCCTTGCCAGCCAGGGTGCGTGAACTGCCAGTAGAGGTCAAGTGCCAACGAAATAGTCGTGATACCAAGTTGCCTACCTTTGAGGATGACAAAGAAGTGAACATCTTCATCTAAGCCTTTTTGTATCTCTTGCATGACATAGGTTTGAGTCCCCAGAAGGTTACCCATCTTCTTCAAACCCTCTTCCTTAGTCTCAATCTTGAGTTCAGAGCAGAACTTATAAAACTTCTTCAGGTCAAAGTTCATTTAACGCCCAAATAATTGCGGATTTGGTTTAGGACATTGAGTTGTTCAGGTGTGTACATTTGTGCAGAGTCAGGCCACTGGTTAAATGTGTAGCCACGAAAGTAACCAGGCAAACCGCTTGCCTTTGCCCAATCCTCAAAAGGACGCTGTTCTTTATATTCTGGGTGTTCTTGGTAGTATTTGTATTGCTCTTGTAACCGTTTATTTTGTTCTGGTGTCATTGACTGTATAAACTTTTGATACCTCTCAGATAGGTATGGGTCAGACTCAACACCATAATGACTCACATAGTCAGCAAGAATGTCTAAGGGCTTGGTTGAGATATCAAACACTTCTATGCCAACTTTGCCCATAGGCAACTCTTTCGGGCGGGGATACTCAGGTGAGCCAGGTTCGTCAGGAGGATAAAACTCCAAATACCCACGACCTTGATTAGGAGAGTATTTAAAAGAAATGTCTTTGTCAGACAGGTAAGGGTAATCTGTCTTTGCTCTCTCAAACAACATCTGACCCATAACATCTTTGTCAATTTCTTCCATCTACAACTCCTCATCTTTCCATTCAAGAATTACATACGCAGCTTGCTTGTTCTTCACACAGTTGATAAGCGTCTTCACATGGTCTGCACAGTACTTGTCCTTCCACTCTTTTACCAACGCCAACTTCTGCTTCTTGTTAGTGCAAGACAAGGCTCTCCAAATGTCCTGTTTGAGCTGAATACGACTCTCCCGCAACACCATCCTCGTATCCAACTCTGTACCCATACTCCACAGCCTTCTCAATACTTATTGCCATCATCATCATCATCTGCTCCGTACGGACAAGCTTAGTCAACAGGTCAGCATACGCATCCCGTAACTCCTCCTCATCCATCCAGAACACTTCACTCACGCTGTCCTCCACACCCTCACCTGCTCACCCTCTGTCTTGGCAGTAAACACCCGCCCCAACCTCTTACCCGCCCTGTAGTTGGCATTCAACACCTTCGCCCTAGCCTCTAGCGGCACACAGAAACTGTCCCCCACATCCATCTCCTCATACGGGTACGCATACACCACCCTCATCTTGGGTGCAGGTACGCCTACTTCAACCTCTATCGCAGTAATCATCATCTCTTCCCCTCTACCAATAACTCCATACTACAGACAAAAAAAGGGTTAGTCAAGAAGTAACCCCTGACCAACCCTGAAGGCAACTGCTGGAGCATTCGATAACCAACAGCAATTCCACTATACCAAAAAACTATTTTTTTCTGGGGGGGACGAGAAGTGGGGTGCACGCCTTTTCAGACCCTCCGACCCATTCACTCGGCCACAAGCTAGGTTGCAGCCACACGCAAAGCACAGGCAAACCCCTGCCCCGATTTAAAGGTGATGACTAGGG